CTCGTCGTGGATCGGCTCTTCGAGGCAGATCATGATGCCTTTCTGCAATGTCTCTGCGTCCAGCGTAGCTGGCTTGATGTCATCTTCGTCTGCACACTCATCCTTTACATGGATGCTGTATGCCCAGCCATCTGGGCAATAGTTTTCCGCTTGAGTATGCATACCATCGGCGGAGGAGCACCAATAATTGATGCCCCCCTCGAATGCGGCGCAGACAATGTTTTCCATGTCCTCTGCGCTCAGCTCTACTGCTTTAACTTTCATTGATTACATCCTCTCCTTCGCCATGCCATTCCGCATTCGGATACTTGGCTTGCGCTTCGTCAAGTGTCTTGAACGAATCAAGGAACACTCTCCGTTCTTCACCGGCAAGCACTGAGTTTTCATCGTGGACGCTGTACTCGTACACACCGTATTCATTGGTGGCATAGGTCCGACCGATAGACGGGTATTCAATGATCACTGTAGGTTCCTCGTCCTCGTCATCGTCCTCGTCATCGTGACCAAGGATAAACTTATCGTCATCGGTCAGAGTGCCTGACGCGCCGCATCTGGCGCTCCCTGATGACAGCTCGCCGTTGGTCCATTCCATTTCAATCACATAGTCAGAATCATACGAATGACTGTTGAGTGTAAATGTCAGATGTGGATACTTCGCCGCTACCTCCTTCAGCCAGCCACGCTTGACCCAGACGGTATCTGCGTCATGATCGTAGATGAGGGGGATGCTGTCACCGGTCTCAAAGTAAACAACAGCCGTCTGGCCATCATCTTTAATTTCAAGCTCATCATCCGTGCCATAATACCTAGCACCAATCGCGTCTTCCCACAACTCGTCATCAGGGATATGACATGAGGCGCTCATATCCAACTCGATGTATGGGAACGATTCTGTCGAGGTTATGTTTTCCTTGACCCATGCGGAAACGTCTTCCTTGAGCCCAGATATAGCAAGTCTATTACTGTAGGTGTCAACCATTTTCGTCACCGTATCCTACTTCGTCTGCAAGGATTGTAATGTGCGCGTAGGTTACATCAGCAATCATAGCAATATATGGTTTCGCGACAATCTTGGACCCATCTCTGAGCGTAACGGTAATCATGATGGTTGGTTCTTCGTCAAAGGATGAATCCTTCAGCATGGATGCAAGCTTCCCTGCAAAACCCATAGGGTTGTATTCCTTGTAGACATCACCGTTGTACATCCAGACACTAGTCTCTTGATCTTCCACATAGTGTTCAAACGTCGATTCAGCCATGTAGAACAGGTAGGTTGAAATGACAGTCTTGCCGCCGACGATAACCTGATGCTTGTGGATGCATGGCATCTCAACCAGAATGTCATGTGTTTCATACCATTCCATGATTGTGTCTGCGTTACCCCACTTGATTTCGCCATGCCCAAGCGCTTCGGTCAGCTTTTCATGGTTCCAACAGGTGATATCGGTATCGCCGTCAATTGTGCGGACGGTCATAGACATTTGTCCGCGTTCCTCATGCCAATCGCATGATATTCCTTTTGTGAGCTCAACATGTTTGTCCCACTTGGTTGCTTTTGTAATCATTTACTTTTCCGTTTCAGAAACTCGATGAACAATGCAAAGACGAAAAATACTAAGAGTGTGGGGAATGGGTTATCCATGATCCCCCACATATCTTATGTAGCGTGTGTGTGTGTGTGTCACTAGTAACCTTTCATACAATCGCCCGTGCGAGCACGAACGTGACATCAATATACACAAACAGGCATACACATGCAAGGGAATCCAGCTGCGGCCAGCGGATCCGAGCTTGGGTGCATCAGATGCCTGGACTTCCTAGCACGGCTTGACTTTGGGTGCAAGTAGGTTACATGCAGCTCAAGCACACACACTTGCATACTTCAATAGACTATGTGTACAATCGCATTCTAAGGAGTTACTAGTATGACGTTAGGTTTGCAATGTGGACAGGTCCCGCCATCCGAATGGCTCCGGGACATTGGTTCCCAACGGGACCTCGAATCAACAATCGTGATGCTTCGCACCACATGGGGCATCAATGACATGACAGCAGAGAATATTGCCAAGACAATATTCCCTATTGCCATTGGTGAGAGAGAATTGGTCGTGACTATGCCAGACGGCTGGCATTGGCAAGTAGAGGAGAATGAAAGTGAATAGTGTAAGCATACGGTTGACGAGCAACCCGATGATCCATGCGCCGGGGATATTCCGGTACGCGCAACATGGCTACAAGACCAGCCGGAAGAAAGCAGACAAGCAACGGTTTGTCAATCTCATTATGTCGTGGGAACACCCGATGATGGATGAGACTGTCGTGCATGGCATCCTGTCTGGCAAGGTGGATGTAACCATCTTTGAAGAGGCCGGTGAGGTGGAGTTTACAATCAATGAAACGAACTAACGCTGAATGGCAACGGCGAGTGATTGCCCGTCTTCTCAAGCAGGAGACGGGTCGGCACTTCCTCGACTCTGGTTCAGCGTACGGTCGGAACTGGGAACTCAATGCCATCAAGACCGATGAACAGCTGACGGGTTGGGACTACAGCTTGGAGGTACGTCCGACACACTTCGAGGTATCCCGTAACGTGGCCGACTGGATGTATCACGGGTTTGACTTTGACCGAGAGCACACTACTAAACTGATGGCATTCTCACGTTCCGAGCGCATGGCAGAAAAAGACTGGTACAAATGCCTCGTTGCATACCTAGACTCTATCGGTGCAGATATCGACCGTGAGAAGAGTGGTAATACTTGCAACAGCCAAACATTGCTGACGCAGGACGTGACGTACCTTTCGATTGACATCCCAAATCTATGTGGTGACTACTATGCCATAGCGGTGCATCAAGGATGCGATGTTCGTGGTGGATACGGTGAGTATGTAATCGCGGAGGCAACGGATGACATGTGGTCTTACGCCAATGCCACCCTGTATTGCAAGAATAGACACTACCTGACAACCGATGATGCATATCGCTGGTATCTAGATGGGGATTGTTCGAGCGCATCGACCTTCACAGATGAAAACCTCAAGATTGCGTCCAACGCGCATGCATGGTGGCTCCAGTGTCCAGAATGCAAATGCAAACTGGAAGTAGGAAGATAATCCAAAAGCAAAACGCCATCCAATACGGGTGGCGTTTCTGTTTGTTATTTATGGCATATGTTACCTGCGTGTGTTGTGTGGCCATCCGCGAGCGAAGCGAGCGGATGAATGGAAGGGCAGGGCGGAGACCTGCAACCGGTGAAAAAACAGCTGGAAAGGGCGCTCATTGTGGATCCGTGGCGCGGGTACAAGTGGATGCTGCTTAGCTCAGCCACGCCGGGTACAGCACATGCCTGGACAAAGATGCACGGGTTGCTACAGCTCAAAGTAATTCGAATACACCCAAATAGACCAGCTGAAACCCGCAGGTACTTGATGTACAATGACGTTCCCACACAGGTGGGATGGAGAGTAAGTAACTAGTATGAAGACTAAACAGTCAACGGGGCAGACGCAATTTCTGCATCATCAACTTGGGTTGTATTGGAAGCGGGACAAGAACATCCTGCCGCTTGGCGGTGACTACATCCCATCATGGGGATGGACAGGTCCAGAGTTTTCCAACTGGCTCGAACGCATGGGCGAAGGCAAGTCTTGGACACCAACACTGGTCGAAGAACTGGCGAACGCAGGAGCATTGCCTATGCCAGTCTACAAAGGCAAACCGCAAGGTATCTCAAATCTCGTGCTCGCTGAAATCAAAGCAAAGCACGATGCAGACCCGCAGGTATTCTCTGAGGTATGCATCGAGTTTGACGAGGACGAGTCTGAGACGTTCGTATCCCGGCATGACCGGTCAGACATAGCGCAACGCGACAACTGGTTCGCAGAGCAAATCAAAGGCGCGTATCCAGACTATGTATTCAAGTCTGAAGAGCACGACATCGACATGGACATCATCAAGCTGGAAAACCGATACGACTATTGGATGGCCAAGTATCAACCCATTCCACACTTCCTATTCGAGGACGATAAACCCATCGACATGCGGATTGACATATCAGGTAGCGATATCCCGCTAGGGATAAACGTACAGCATATTTGGACACGTATATGGGCCGACAATTGCGACTTGATTGTTCCCGGATATCACTGGGTCAATCGCTTGGCATACATCGTGACCAACCAGCCGTGGAACGCGGACACTGACGGAGACATAGAGGTAATCGATTAATGGACACACAGCTCATCTTGGTAAAGGCCAAGCCGCAAAGCGATGACCGCTTCATCCTGCATAGCAAGGTGGAGATAACGGAAGACAACACATTTGCCCGTGCAGACATGCGCGGATTCCCGGTGTCATTCGGGACCGATGCAAAGCAAGACGTACACGACTGGGCCGTTGTCAACGGCTATGACGTGCACGATGTCATCCAACCCGGCGGATGGCAGATCATCGTAACAACAGCGCCCGGCGAACGCTGGGCCAGCAACGCGATGGTCTACCCGACATGGGAAGAAGCACAGGACGCTTTGTATGACTTGACTGGCCGATGGTTTGCCATCAAGCATGGTGCAATCCGACCTATTCAACAGGAGACGGTGAAGATATGAGCGAGTATTGGAATCTCGAAGAGCGCAACTACGCCAACGACCATCGGGTCCAAGCTCGTGATGCACACCGCTGGTATTCCGAAGTGGACGATGCAAAGATGGTCGCTTTATTGCCAACCGAATATCCAAACGCGGTCAAGGTTTACGCCCGCTTTGAATACAAAGTTTGCGAAACCTGCAACGGCAAGGGCTCCCACGTCAACCCAAGCATTGACGCATCCGGCATTACGGCAGATGACATGCACGACATGGACATGGAAGCGTACATGGACGGTGACTATGACGTTGAATGCTACGGTTGCTTTGGAAAGCGGGTTGTCCCACATCAGGTAGGTGAGACATGGACGGAGCAGAATAACGAGATGGCGATAGACATCGCGTTCGGTCTGGCTCGCATTCTCATCTACCGATTCGACCTGCCCGTACCACCATGCAAGTATGGCCACAATAACTGTTCAGCTGATGGCCTTCATGGCGGCACATGCTGGGACGAAACCTACCAAGGTATGAAGGCAGACGGCCTCATCGATTCCCAGACGGACAGTGTTTGGATTCCAGAAGGCATGAAGATTAACGTGCACACCCTGCATGCCGTTATCGCCAACTTATGTTCAGAGCACGAGGATACCGGGGAGGAGCTCACGGTGGAGATGGAGGAGGCAATGGATGTCTCTGACCCAGACAACCTGAGCGCATCCAAAGACCTGTACACATACATCAATGAGCAACGGCCCATCGTGCGTGAAGCATTGCGGCGCTTCAGGCGGCAATCGCAACCGTAACCAAAAGCCGTCAACCCTCCAACCCGTCCGCGCATGCAGACGGGTTTTTTCATGCCATATGCTAACAACCCGTGTGTGTGTCGGAATCCCCGTAGAATCGCCCGTACGGGACCGATACAGGATGGATGCATCGAATATCCCGGATGATAGGGAAACATCCCGGAAATGCCCCACATATCTAAGCAGATACTTGCGTGTGTGTTGAAGCCAGCCGGGCGAGCGAAGCGAGCACGGCTGATAGAGGGAAGGCCGCCGGGCCAGAAAGGGCCGGAACCGGTCAGATATTCGGGATCTACAGCTTCTTTTTGTTAGCGGCTAAACATCCGGAAAGTATCCGCGTGCATGTCCGACCAGGTGATACATGGACCCAAAAAAACCCAACCGAGAATCCCCGGTTGGGTGTATCCAAGTGCTGCGAGCTGGTGCACGCTACATGTCCCGATTCCGCCTATCAGCGATGAACAGCACGCAACCCGCTAACAAGATCCACAAGATAATCATTTATAGCCCACCTTCCGCGCCGGTCCCGTGCACAGGAAATAGAATCACATCGGGCCGCTTGGCATGGTCCAGACAGAGCCGACAATCCCGGCACGAAATAAGGCCGCTTGGATTCTTTCCAGTTTTTGCGCGGGACAAATCCCACGGACAGTATTGGACCGAATAACCCGCAGATTCTAAGACCCGCTTAGAATCCCGTAGAAGGCGCAACGGCTGGGCCAATGTGACACCGACAGCATAGGGCCGACCCGCTCTTTTATAGGCGCTTATTGCGTCCATTTCCGAGAGGGCATCAAGTGCCGTATCACGAGACACCCAGAGCGACATACCAGCGCCGACCAATTCCGCGCCATACCTTTTCAAGCCGTGGCCATGGCCAGTATGCGTATAACCAAAGACGCAACCCAATTGCGAAGGTAGCCAAGACATCACCGCTTCATGGTGGCCAGTATCCCAAGCGCCGCCAGCCCCGAGCCAGTCTCCCGACACCATCAAGCGAACATCTAAGCCACGGCCGATATTGAACAGGGACCCGAAATTATCCGGCTCCCCGCTTCTCGCTTGATGCTTCCTACAATAGCCGGTCATCGCGTAGCACATAACCTTTTCATTGTCGGTTTGCTGGTCTACTACCGTCATAATGTCAGGGACCCGAGAGAGGTAGTTTATAGCGTTGGATTCCCGCAGGCTGTTAGTGCTATAAGGCCGCACACCGCCCAACCTAGCCGGTAAGAACTGACAGGAACTAGGACAGGACCCGCCATGCTCAGCGGTCCCAACCGGGCGATATGTTGCGGCCATGCCGCCCAACTTCTCATTCCCGCTAAACGCCACGACCAAGGCCGACAACATCGGCAATTCTTTACGCGCCATGGTTCGCCGCCTTCCGACAATCGCGAACGACGAGCACGAGCGCCACGGCCAGCAGGGAACCAGAGTATGCAAACCCTAGCGCCGGATGGATGCGTAAAAGGACCGCCAACAGACCAAAGACCAGCCACGACGAAAGGGCCAAGGCCGCAAGGAATGCGGCCATGATAACAAGCGCCGCGACAGCGGCCACGACGATATGAAACAAACTAGAGTCAAGGATTCGAGATCTCATGGTTTCCTACTTTCTGCCCTTCCCGCGCATGAAAGAGACCCATGCCCAATGTCGGAGGGAATCCCCGATTCCGTAGTAAGCGCCACAAGCGGCCACGACAGACAATCCCAGACAAAGCAAGCGAGCGACCTGCACCGCTTCCGAGATGTCGAAACGGCTGGTTATGATAGAAGCGAAAGCGCAGAAACCCGCGACGATGCAAGCAATGAAAGAGAGAGCCCACCAAGCGAGCGAGAGCGCCAGCCGGGCAACTTCCCGGCGCGTTAGGTAATCGTACATACTAGTAACCTTCCCATGTCCCCAGAACAAACGCGGGACACGTTCGACAATTATACAAGAGAACGCAATAGATGGAACTGGATGGAAGCGAAACGCGGGGACAAATGCGCGGAAGTGTGAAGCGGAAACACGCGGGCGATTCCCTAGGATGTGGCGGGCATACTTGCAGGGTAAGTAGACACGACTACACAGCAGGGTACAACAGCAAACTAAGCAGCTCATGCACGGCGCTAGATGCAACGCGGGCGGAAGCGCAACAGGGTAGAACATTGCCCAGGTACTACACGCGCACGCGTGCAACAGCTGGCCAGCGGCCACATATGCCCAGATATACCAGCGGGGGAAGCGGGCAAGCCGCGCAGCTCGACACCACTTGTACCCAAATAGAGGGGTGATGAAAATTTCCGGCTCGTCCCTCGCCGGGCTACGGTGCTTCGCGGTAGTCTTCGCTAGAGTAGGAGTTCACGTTCGTTCACGGCGTGTTGCGCTGCACCTTGTGCAGCTTCGCTCTGGCGTGCATCCGCACGCCTGTGTTGCACACTTCGTGTTGCACCAGTGCGACTCGCTCCGCGAGTCAGCTCCGCGTGTCTTCGCTCCCTGGTCGGTCTCCGCTACGCTGCGCCAACCAGACGCTACGACCCGCTCCGCATGGTGTGCACCTTGTGCTACACCAACCTCACTCGCTCCGCGAGTGTGTGGTGCACACTTCGTGTAGCACCAACGTGCTCGCTCCGCGAGCGTCCGTCACCCCTTCGTGTGTTGTGTACGCGCTTAGCTGACTACGCTGTGTGTCCGCCGCCCCGCCTCCCCCTCCTCCCTCCCTTGTGTGCTCCACCCGTGTAGGGAGGGGGGTATGGCAAGCCCCGCCCCCACCCGATAATTTCTTTATGCACCCCCCGCCTACGGAAGATCCACTTTCTAACCCTTTTCTCCCGTCGGAGAACCTACCCTGTAAATATTCCACCCTCCTTAGCGGAGCCCCTATGCCTATTGCTTAGCTACAATGTATGCAATGCGGTATACTTACCTAGCAGGTAACACCTGTAAGTAGGAGGACGGTTATGATCAGTAGGGACGTTAGATTGCGCTATGGTGTGCTGCTTGGTCAGCTACTTACGTGTCAGGCAGAGATAGAAGTTATGCGCCGCGTTACAGTCATCGAGGGTGACTATGAGAGCGTTGATCTAATCAAGGACATGCGTAAGGCCAGTGAGTTGATGACTCAACTCATTGACGCTATGGAAGCTGTTGGTGATTACAGTGAGATGCGCGTAGCGGAGCCCCTCGGTGTATTGGAACGCATCAAGAGAGTCTTCTCCGGGGAGTAGAACTATGACTGGTCCTAAATACATAACGCTACGCCGTGAGCACATTGGTATGACGCAGCGCGAGCTTGCTAGTAAGATACGGCGCACTGACGGTGACGGCTCAATCTCGCCCCAGCTCATGAACTGCATTGAGCATGGTCGTAGGAGCTTTAAGCCTTACATTACAGACTTGTCTCACGCTTTAATGATTGACCCGTGGGTGTTACACTTCTACCTCGGTCAGATCCCATCGTATTTCATTGATGGGCTTAACGTTGATGACGCTACGATTGTGAACGCTTACGAGGCGTTTAATTACGTGATCAGACACAACAGTGAAGCTAACAGCTAAAGACATTGAATCTATACTCGCCAAGCATAAAGATGGCGCGTCTATCAAGCAGCTGGCATCTACCTGCGGGGTTAGCTACGAGCAGGTTAGGCGGATAGTGAAAGGGGAGCGATGGACTCACAGATTAATGCTGCACAGGAACAGGGTGAAACACCAGGCGTTGCTAAAAGCGTTGTTAAAATGACAGGAGTTGAAGCCTTACAGGCATTGATGGATGGAAAGAAATTGACGATTCCTGACATTAGGAAAATGAATGATGATTCCGAGGAAGAGTTTTACGTTCAGGTTTGTGAGTATGTTCGTTGGAATCCGGAGATGGTCTGGTTAAGCACAACAGGTAAACCAGTAATTACAAACCCGTCAACTTATGAGTACGGCAACCTTGTAGATGCATCGTTGTTTTTACGAGACGATTGGGAGGTATTTGAATGAAAAAGAATCAGCAGGTAGCTCCGACGGGCTTTACTAAAACCTTTGCTAAAAAGTTGCACGATGCAGCTTCTAGTAAAGGATCAGCAGAGCTTTTTATGCATCGAGATCATCATAAAAAAGTTGTTGATTGGCACGAAGATGATAGAGCCAAAGTCACAGTTACGGTAATATCAGAGAGATCGAAAGATCAGTAAAAGGAAAGGCTCCTTACTCCGGCCAATCCCGACACGCTTAAACTCTGCAAACAGGAAAGACCAGTCAGCCACACTGGTCTTTTTTGCTGTCTGGTGTTTGGTACAATAAATCACCCGCAAGGGAATTCAAAAAAACAACAACTACTGTGCTGGATTAGCGCGAGCCATCTGTCAGTATGTACCCGTGTAAAACCTCGGATGAAGTACATAATGAGGGGTGGCTTTTGCTATAAAAAGTAGGTCAGCATACCTGCGGGTATGGCGCAAATGGATCTAAGTTATGTGTATTGCAGTAGGATCTATAGCGTTGGATAACTTTCTTTACAGCTTCACCATTCCACTCGCCATACTGCACATTGTATGACCCACACTCGTTTAGGTAGTCGGCTATATCTCTGCAAGTCATGTCTCTGTGGTCCTTTAGAAACATCATCTGGCGCTCTAAGTACATCGGGTGGCTGCGCCTTTTAACTGCTGGTTTAGTGCCAATAGTCTTTGCTACAACTTGCTTTACAAGATTAATTGACCACACAACAGGTTCTCCTGAGCGAAGAACTTTACCTGTAGTTGGTGGTTCTATATCCCTATAATCCAGATCACAGGCTATGGCATTGAAGCTGTATCCTTGCCTAGCTAACCACAATATGCTTGCGGTGGTTTCGATGCTTACTTCATCTATCAACATGTGTGCATTTTACGGCTAAACCAGCATGATATAACCGTTATATGAGCCGTCCTATTGCAATGCAGATGATTCGTAACGCCTTGCTCGCTGTGGGTACACAAGAAGAGGGCAACAACGCTGGTGACGAAGTAGAGTCCTACCTTAGTCAATGTAAACCACCACTTGGCCCAGGTAATCCTTGGTGTGCAGCGTTTGTACGAGCCATGATGAAAACGGCTGCTACGCAACTAAACACCACTTACAACTCAGCTTTCCCTAGATCTGCGTACACTCCAGACTGGGCTAATTACGCTAAGCAAAACAGCCTGTGGGTTCCTGTATCAGCAATACGCGACGGAACATCTGTCCCTAGAAAAGGTGACATTGCGTTGTTTTACTTCAGCCAGCTAGGTCGAATAGGGCACATCGGTATTGTCATTGACGTACATCCAACGTATATGTGGACTATTGAGGGCAATACTTCACCTGAGCCAGATGATGATGGTGTTGTAGACCGAGATGGCGATGGCGTATATAAGAAGAATCGCCAGTGGAACGAGCTTGGTAAATTTGGTGGAATCTTGAGGGTAAACTTTTGAAAGAATTAATAGCTAAAATGCTTGGCGTTAAAGTTGCGCCAACTAATATTGAAGACGCATGTAAGTTGTTTGGCGTTGAGTACGAACCAACTAAGACTTTCCACGACATGTGCAAAATACTTGATCTTCCCGGCGAGTTTTCAAACATGGACTCTACACTCTTAAGAAAAGTGTTCGTATCTGCCGCAAAAGAGCTACGTAAACGCAATCAATGATATAATACCTGCGTGGGTAACCACAGTAAGTCAGAGGTATTTATGATCACTATTGCGAAGAAAAGCAACACTTGTGACGTTGACATTAAAATCGTCCAAGGTGTTACAGGCATTCACTATGCCATCAACGGAGAAGAGCTTGCATGCGTTCCAGCATGGGAGCGTTTGGTTGCCCTGAATGAGACTAGTAAGGTCCCAGGCCGGATTATGATTGAGATTGCGAGCAGTATCATCAACTCTATGATGTTGCAGAACAAGCGCAACGCAACAATCATCACTGACGAAACCGTCATTATCTAGGAGACAAAATGAATAACGTAGTGCTAATTGGACGGCTTGTAGCTGATCCAGATTCAAAAACATTGGCAAGCGGTAATGCTGTAGCCAACATGCGTATTGCAGTAGATCGTGGAAAAAATGAAGAATCTGACTTCATTGACCTTTCCGCTTTTGGAAAAACAGCAGAGTTTGCTAGTACATACCTTTCTAAGGGGCGCTTGATTGCAGTCCAAGGCAAGCTTCGCATCCGCCAGTATGAGCACAATGGTGAGAAGCGCAAATCTGCCGAAGTCATTGTTGATAACATCCAGCCACTTGACAGCAAGAAGGATTCTAGTGGAGCTCAAAACGCCTATCAGGCTCCACAACAACGTCAGCCTGTGAAGACCGAAGACATCTCGGATCCGTTTGGCGATGACTAGTGAGCAAATCGGTGAATTTGTATCCGAAGGTTCTGTGACATATGACGGGTTTGATAGTGCTATTTATGGTATTGCTGTCAGACCCTGTAATAGAACCGTGGTCGCATACGATTTTGATCTAATGGTTAAACAATGCGAAGAAGACGGTATGACATGGGAAGAAGCTATCGAGTACATTGACTTCAACATCATTGGAGCATACATGGGCGAAGGCACACCAATTATTGTTCGTAAGATTGGTGAATACGAACTGTAATCTTGCTTGAGTTGGGGTCAAGCAAGTGAAGAGCATTAGTCAATCAATCCTAGTGCTCTTCCTTTTTTAAGGGCTCTGTTCTTAGCGTCAAGTCCACTTACTCCAAGCTTCCAGTAAAGGTTGTCCAAGTGGAAGTTGACGGTTCGGTGGCTAATAGATAGAGCGACACCCATCATCTTTGCTGTGCGCCCTTTAGGCAACATACGTAAGATCTCTAGCTCACGATCCGAAAGTGGATACGTGAGCTCAGAGTTTACGGACTCTACGGTTTTCTCGTCAGACATTAGTCCTCCCATACAGTGGGGCATTGTTGTCTCAGTATGGCCAATACGATAGTGGCAACATGCTGATGTTCGTCTTGCGCCCCCTCTTCAAGACGGCTTTCTAGGTAATGGATCCAACTCCGAAGAGTTCCATTAACGTACATAGTTGTAGGTGTACACATAGGCAACACGTTGCGAGCTGTCTCTGGTGCAACACCAAACGCGATCATCTTTTCATAGGTGTCAAATGCCAGTGCTACAGATTCATCAGCTAGGCATTCCATCTCGCGAAGCTCAGGATTGTCATCGTCAATGATTGATGATTGCCTATTGGTTGGATGCTTTAACCTAAGTTGTATAGGCATAGGTTTTTCTACTACAGGAGAATACCGTTGAGAGAAAACTTGGAATGACATAGACTTATGGCGCTGCATTTGCATAGCGACTGCAATTGATGTTTTGATTTCCAAACAGGCGTTTGCCATCTCGAATACAGACCAGTGCTTCTTGCGCTTGCAGTACTTTAACAGCTTGGCAAAGTCTGGGTTGTCTTGATTCTTTGGATTACTAACCCGTGCACAATATGCGATGTGGGATTCAGCGTCAGGTGTTATCCATACGAGTCTAGCTTGGGTCCTCATACGCCTGTGCTTCCAAATCCACCGGCTCCACGATCAGTTGTAAATAGGTCACCTGTTGACGTGTTAACTAGCTCTATAGTAGGGACAGTAGCGAATACAATCTGTGCAATACGCATGCCTGGTTGTACAAAGAATACATCAGCGCCAAAGTTAGCAAGAATAACTTTAACTTCACCGGTGTAATCAGAATCAATAGTTCCAGGGCTATTAAGGACAAACACGCCATTCTTAGCAGCAAGGCCACTGCGGCTACGTACTTGAGCTTCAACGTTAGAAGGCATCTGCAAAGTAACGTCAGTTGGCACAATAGCAATTTTCCCTGGCTGTATTGCAATAGCTTTTTTGACAAACGCGCAGATGTCGAATCCGTGACTTCCGGCAGTTGCCTGTGATGGCATTACAAAACGAGGGTTATCAGATATAGATCTGATTGCAATCTTAATTGGTTCCATTACACCATCATATACTTGCCTACATGCGAGTGCAATGTGGCTATTTACCTATAGTACAATCAACATTATGGGCGTTGTAAAAAAGTACCAGAACCCTTCTGGTGGTTTGAATGCTGCTGGACGGGCGCATTACAAGCGTACTGAAGGGCTAAACCTTAAGCCGCCAGCTCCTAACCCTAAAACGACTAAAGATGCTTCACGTCGGAAATCGTTTTGTGCACGGATGGAAGGAATGAAACGCGCAAACACCTCTGCTAAAACGGCTAAAGATCCTAATAGCAGGATAAACAAAAGTTTGCGTGCCTGGGACTGTTAATGAATAAAAATATCAATCACGCACAAACGTTTACCCGTGACTTACCGGACATTGAGCGCCGTGAACACGGAATGAAAACAGCTCCAACTAAAGCGCAGATGCAACAAATGGAGAAGAAGGAACACGGACTTAAGCGTACACCATCAATGGGACAGATTATGATGATGGAACGCAAGGAGCACATAAAGCCTGATGGCAATGTGATTATTGGTAAAGGTTATAAAGGAAGAGCGAGGGCAAAGTAATGGCTAAGACAGTAAAGACAATGAAACCAGCGAAGACTATGTCTGACATGATGGGCGTTAAAAAAGCTCATCCGTCTGGGTGCAAGTGCCCGATGTGTAAAAAGGGTAAATGTTAACTATGGCAGAACCTAAAAAAACTAAGCCTAAAACACCAAAAGCTAAACCTACGCCTCCGGGTCAAGGGTCAATGGATTTCAACGGCGGAGGCCGTGGTGGTGCGCTTCAGCGTTGGCAACCTGACTTTGTTAGACAAGGTACGGGTAAGTCATATGGTGGTTCTAATCAGATTCTTGCTGACGCACGCCTTCAAGGAGTTGGCTACGGTGGTAATGCATCTAACCGGCCTCCTGTTAAATATCCGGGTGGGCTAGAAGTTAGTCCTGGCAGAGGAAACATTTATGATGTCACTTCTCGATACAATCCTGGCCGTCTTGTTAATCGTGATGTTTATTCCACTGGTCCTGTAGCAAAATCTGGCGCTGCCCAAGCTGTACGAAATTCTCAACCAGGCCGTGGTGCTTTAGCGGTTGTACCTAAGCCTACTCCTACACCACCACGCCCAGCGCCTATGCCAGAAACTGGTCGTGCAACACCTATTTCATCTGTAGAAAATAGTGCAGGTTCTCGTTTTAATGCTATGGGGTCAAGAGATCCTAGAGCACAAGCGCCACCAATGAGTAGTAGTGGTAAGAACAATCCTATTCGTAATCCAGGTGCAGCATTAGCACGAACGCGACCAGGAGGTGCTATTGCTACAGTACAAGCAGCTGAATCACTTGATGATTTTGCAAAGGCTACAAAGGCAACTAAAGGCTTAGGCCGTCGTGGTAAAGGACGATTGCTTGGTCTTGCTACAGTAGCAGCTGGTGCTGCCGGGCTTGGGTATCTTGCTACTCGCAATCGCAATCAAAACGAGGCTGCTGCAAAACCAGCTCCAGCATCTCCAGACATTGGTATTGCTGGACGTAATCAGCCTCCATCGGCTGGCAACAATCCTGATCGCCAATTGTATCCACCTGCGAGTAATGGGCCTGGTGCTGCTGTTGCTGGTGGTGGAACGTCTCCTAAGCAGCCATCGCTTACTGAACGTGTGCGCGGTAACAATAAAGCCAATCGTGATCCTGATAGTTATCTAGGAGAAGCTTTTGACGCAACTGTAAAGCGTGGACGTGATGTTGGCCGTAAACACCTTCAAGGAATGATTGCTCGTGATTCTGTTGATTCAGACACGGCAAGTAAACTGTTGTCCAAATACGACGAGAAGATTGGTAAGCAATCAACTCTTAGGGACTACAAGTCTGAAGGTATTGCCGAGAAATTTGACAGAGAGAATCCAGGTAAAGCTGGACGAATTCTTGACGAATATCGTGCAATGGGTAGAAGCGCTGGTGCAGCACCTAAAAACGCTACATACACTGACATTAAGGCAAGGGCTTTACGTTAATGCCACCAAAGCAACCAACAATGTTTGACCTAATGAAATCATCCGCAGAAGGGATGCTGGATCCAGAACTTATGGTTCCGGCGTTAGGTGCTGCGGCAGTTGTTGGTGCTAACCAAGTCAAAAAACGATTACCTGGGGCAGCAGCCAAAGCTGCTCCAGTAGTTGGAGCTGCGGCTCAAAAAGTAGGTGCGGCGGCTACAAGAGTTGGTAACGCAGCACAATCTGCGTTTCGCACAGGTATGCCATTTATTGACAAAGCTCTAACTAGCGCAAAGGTAGCATATGATCTTGATGCTGCTCCGTTAGTAAATAAATATGTTGAGCCTTTAGTTAGACCTGTACGTCAAGCTGTTGGAAAAGTTGCCGCTGGTCCGTTGGGTAAAGTAGCAAGTGCTTACAAAACTAATGTAGCGGCTCCAATCAAAGGCTTTACAGACTCTCTGTATAAAGGTGGTCCGGGATTAGCCCAGAGAACATTAACTGCTGCATCTATGTCTGGAGCAACTGGTGACCCGTACGTGCAAGGTGAAGGTGTAAGACGCACGCAACTTGCAGACAACATTATAAGCAGGTACACAAGCCTAAGTAATCCTAGTACTCTAGAAAAAGTACTAGCAGAAGATAAAGGCCGTGAAAAAGCCATGTTTATGCTTAATGACTTTAAGGCTCAAATGGAAGGAGCTGGGCTACCACCACAAGTTGTTAAGCACATAATGACTGCTACACAAAATCCTGCCATGATGGACTTGTCCGATCATCAATCAATTAAGATGATTTTGGATAGATTTTTACCTCGAAATCAAGTTCGTAATGACCCAACGTTTAGGCAACAACCAGCAAACTCAGTTGCCCCAATGGATGCAGTTAACGCCATTACGTTTAACGCGCCAGATATAGCGGCTAACATGATTCCGCAAATAGGGCTTTTGGCTAGTCGTGGACAAATGGATCTTAGCAACCCGCTTTTTGATGAGTTAAAAAACAGCGCTAGTCGTGGTGGAGATGCTATTGGTCGCTATAACGACACTGTTAGGCAACAAGAGGTTATGCGCCTTGATGCTTTAATGAAACATCCTGACCCTAAATATAGACTTCCGTTAAATGCAGCTAAACAACAGCTAATGATGTTTGATGCTCAAAGATCAAGAAAGGGTTTTTAAGGAAGTTCTTGACGAGCTTCCTTGTTTACTTTGTCAATGCGTTTAAGTAACTTTGCTACAACCCAATCAGCGTCTTTTGGGTCCTGAGTCATGTATAGGACTATGTACCAAACGCATTTGACAAGGTCATCTGTTTCAGTCTCACCTAGTTTTTTACCTGCCCGTGCAATGTACTTTAGTGCAGTAAAAAGCTCGAACCCAAGCCCCCACGCTTTTGCTACAGATACTACTGGGAATCCGAGGCTACGGTAATGATCGGGTGCGTACTTAGGCATGCAGGTAGTATACTTGCGTGATGATAGACTCGCAAAACGTAGATGACCCTATGTTCATTGAACGTGCAGATGGGTTGTACCGAAAAGCTTTTGGCAAATATGTCAAATGTTGCGCTGGTTTTGTCATGGACGGCAATCAAAAGCGAAACTGTAAAAGCCCTGCAATATCGGGTAGTCAGTATTGTGCAGCGCATGGATCACAAGCACTGCAAAAACTAGAGAAACCTCAGTATCTATCTCACTTATTCCAGAAAGAACGCAAAAGATTTAAGCGTATTGGTAGAGATCTATTAGAGAAAGTAGATCTTTACCGAGATGACCCTGATCTTTTCTCTCTACGAGATGACACTGCTTACATAACAGCATTGATGGATACACGCGCTGAAGCTGCTGCTGAAGGTGTAGGTCTAGAACAGTATCGTAAAGTTGAAGCGGCTTATTCGTTGGCCAAATCAAAGTTAGGTAGTCCTGACTTCATTGATGCGTTTGAGCAGATTGGTGATCTGTTAGACGAGCGCATGGATGAATACTCAGCCAGTAAAGACGTTATTGAACTTATCTCGCGTCGATCTGACTTGGTTGAAGCAGAGCAACGGATTATGCAGACCAAGGCGTACACGCTGGAGGCAGATCAAGCGTTCATGTTGGTCATGCAAATTGTGGAAGTCGTAAAGACATCCATCCGCGATGCAGACGAATTGGTTGCAATACAGAGTGGTATTAATAAGTTACTGCGTATGCATAATGCTGATCAAGAGGTTGAGATCCAAGACGCTGAGATTGTAGGTGAGACAGATGTCGAAGTCACAAGCGTATAGATCAACTCCAAAAGAGTTTAGGCGTTTTACTCAATCCGATAAACCATTAGCAGTTGCATTACTTGAAGCACTCAATGCACAGATTGGTGAAGTAATAAAAACGGGGGACTACGACAGTGGTAAGGCATTCGCAATAGACGGCGCATCGTTGGATTACAAAACCTGGCTGCGTACATTTGCGCCACACGCTATGTCCTCAGAGATGGGTACTCATCACGAACGTGCTTGGGAGTGGGCCGAAAGTATTAGCCCAGGTACACCTCCACCGGCTCTTATCGAATGTTGGTTTCGTGGTGGTGGAAAGTCTACTACCATGGAGCACATTGCTGCTCGTATAGCAGTTAAAGGCACACGTCGTTTTCTTTTATACGTTTGTAGTACTCAGGAAGCAGCTGACCGCCACGTATCTGACATAGCACACACGATGGAGCGCTGCGGGATTGAAAGGGCCCTTAACCGCTATGGATTTAGTAAAGGTTGGAATGCGTCAAAACTGCGAACGGCTAACGGTTTTAACGTGCTTGCGTTCGGTCTGGACACTGGTGCACGCGGTGTTAAGCTTGATCACCTTCGTCCTGATTTCATCATTTTGGATGACATTGACGAGCTTGATGACAGTGTTAATCGCGTTGAAAAGAAAATTGCAACTATTACACAGACTATCCTGCCAGCAAAGTCCACCGACTGCGCGATAGTTTTTGTTCAAAACAAAATCCACGCTAATAGCGTAATGGCTCAGACTTTGTCAGGTGAGCTTGATATGCTTCAGCATCGCGTTCAGTCACCTATTGTTCCTGCATTAGAAGGCCTTACTTACGAACCGTTTGAGCGTGAGGATAAACGTACTGGATACAAGATCACTAGTGGTACTCCTACCTGGGTTCACAAGAACCTCGAAGTCTGCCAACGTGAGATTGACGATTACGGAATCATCTCGTTCCTGCGTGAGTGCCAACACGAAGTTGGAGTAGGTGGTCGGTTATTCCCTGACTTCAAGCAGTTTGACTCAACAGGTAAACCATGGCACGTTGTTGACCAGATGGACATCAAGCCTTGGTGGCGTATATGGGCAAGTCATGACTTTGGTACAGCAGCTCCTGCTGCTACGTTGTTTTATGCGTCAGATGAGAACGAAGACATCTACGTCTTTGACGAGATTTACGAAGCTGGCCGCGTGTCAAGTAAACAGGCCGAAGATGTTATACAGAAGCTGAAAACACGAGGGTATGCATCTCCGGCTAATAAGAATAATCTAGACGGACCGTGGAACACTAAGCTTGAGGCTATAGCGTTTGACTGGGCTAATACATTCCCTCCTGAGCGAGGAGATCAACGTATTGGTGAGTATCCAGTTGAGATCTGGTGGAGGCGCAACTTGCCTTGTGTAAGGGCTGTGAAAGACCGTAAGGCAGGTTGGAGGCGAGTCATGGAATGGCTTGCTGGCAAACGAGTAACCAATGGAGTTGTTTACCCACGCATACGTATCTTACGTAGTACTTGCCCTAACCTAATACGTGAGCTAGAAGTTGCTATGTCTGATCCCCGTGACCCTGAAGACCTTGATGCAGGAACTAAGTCTGACCACGCACTTGACTCGTTTAGGTATGGTGTTATGTGGCGTGAGTTTCCTGTTACGTGCCCAGAGACACATAAGGCTAAGCCTTGGACTCCGATGTGGATGAACAAAGATAAGGATGACGGGTTTGTCTAATGCTCAGTGATATTATCCAAATACTGCTATTGCTTGTTTGCACTGTGTTTTCCGGGCTTTGCTGGTGGAACTTGCACACAATTCGTTTAAGATCTTGGCAACAAGATGAGTATGAAAAACTTAGGGATCAGTACTTATAATGGCTCCAGACATTAATGGGATGGGTGGTCTTCCTGGCGCACCCAATTTAAAAGCTCGTGTCTTGGCACTTAAGAAGCAGAACAATACTGGTACGCCCGGTTCATTCCCAACTGGTAACTTAAACCTTACTAACAAAGAAGATCTTACCCTTGACCACGAAGGTAATCAGTGGAGTGTAGACCCAAAGGAACAACCTGAAGAAGCGGTTCGTTTATACAATTATGTACGCGAACAGTTTGATACCGCATACAGAGCTCGTCAGGAAATGGAACTTGAATGGGCTCAGGCGTTAGCGTTCTTCGAGGGACGGCAATGGTTCCGCATTAACAGTCAAACACGTAACCTTGTACAGCTACAGAACCCATCCGAGGCAAACCGTTACATCACCGTTAATAAGATGAGGCCACTCATTGATGGAGTTGTAGGTAAGCTTACGCAAGTTGCACCTGACTGCCGTGCAGTTCCTTTGTCAATGAATCCTAAAGATCAACAGGCTAGTGATGAGGCTAACTTTATTGCCGGTCACTACACTAGAAAATTTGATCGGGAAACCCAAACTAAAGAACGTGTTCGCTGGGCATGTGTAACAGGTACATCTTTCGTCAAGGTTTACTGGAACGCTAAGTCTGAAGTAGTTATGCCATTGCGCGATATGTCTTCGGGTGAGATTACCGCGTATGAATCACTTCCACTTGGAGATGTCGAGGAAGAAATTGTCCCGTGCTTCAACATCCTGTTGGATCCTACAGCGCAACGAGATCATGACATCCGTTGGGTTATTCATGCATCAATTAAACCTCTATCGTGGTTTGTCGATAATTACGGAGAAGCTGGCAAAGCTGTTCGCGCTGACGCTATAGCTGGACAAAACTCAGGGTATGTTGACGCTTACCTAGAAGGTGCAAACGGATCTGGTAACGGATGGGTGCAACCTTCATCGGCTCGTTTGAACAATGTTGATAGCAAGAAACATGCTGCTATTGTTTACGAGTATTGGGAAAAACCTACGTCACAATATCCAGAAGGACGTTACATTGTAAGTACAAACCGAGCATTGCTTTATGCCGGTGATTGGCCTTACAAGAAGAAAGATGATTTCCCTTTTATACCGTTACGTTGGCAACCACGAAGCGGAACTCCGTACGGACACAGCCTTGGTTTTGACCTTTGTCCATTACAGCAATCGTATAACCGCATTTATTCGAGGGCTTTGGAACAGTTTGAACAAAACAAAGACTACGTAATGGTTGAGCGCCTGTCTCGTGTTGGGGCAGATGCATTTGATCAAGCTGCTGAAGATATTGATGACAAGGGTCGTATCTACAGGAAGATCTATTACGATCGCGGTAGCAACCCTCCGTCTATTCAACGTGCGCCTGGAATTAGCGGAGACCTATTCCCGTTCCTCCAAGTACTTGAAAAAGACATGATGGACGTGGCTGGACTACACGATGTTAGCCAAGGTCAAGCTGCTGCTGGTACTCCGGCTGAGTCAGTCAAGCTGCTACAACGGGCTGATAACACGCAGCACTCGTTTGTCCGTGCGGATATCGAAGCGTCGATTGCTCGCATCAAAGAGTGGGAGATTGCACTGGTAGATCAGTTTGCAGTTGCTCCGTTTATCGGATCTGTTGATGATCAAGTCAATCCTAAGAACGAGATCCAACAAGGCATCATTACGTTTGACAGCATTCGTGATGGTGGACAATACCGAGTTGTATACATCCCAGGTTCATCACAACGTGAATCCGATGATCAGAAGTTGCAAAAGATTGTCTTACTTCGTCAAATGGGACTGTTTGGAGACCCGCAGGATCCAGAAACTAATGCTCTTGTAATACGCATGTTGCAGTTGCCGGAAACATCAGACATTTTGCAGAACCTCGCAATGCAGCAAGCAAAGCAGCAGGGAATGCAAGAACAAGCACAACAGATGCAACAGATGCAGTTACAGCTTGAGCAACAAAAGATATTCAACCCTGAAGCTGAACAAATGAAAGCTCAGATTGACATGGAGAAACAGGCACAGATGATGCAGATGCAAGGTCAATTTGACATGCAAAAGCAAGCACAGAAGTCTGAACTAACCAACAATGAATACGCAGCAAAGCAAATTGCAGACCTGAGTAAAGACATGATCACTGGGGGCAGTGGTCAGGAGAACGCACAACCTACAAAGCCAGCAGTGGCGAAATCTAAAAAATAGGTGTGCTAGAATAAGGAGAACTTGTTTTAATGCCTGAAGAGATGATGACACGAACTACGGATTCATCAGCCGTAGCGATGGGCGAGACAGGTGGTTTGGGGAACGCTGTATCAGACTTTATTCAGAACGCCGCCGGTTCTGATGATAACTCGCAATGGGCGATAAGCGAGCAAGCAGGTCAAGATGCGGATCAGTTCGACGAGTACGGTGACGGTGAAGACGAAAACTACGACGATATTGTCAATGACATTCTTGGCGTAGAATCCGAACCACATCACTCGCAACAGGACGCTTATTCAGAGCAACCTAACCCTGTGCCCTATGAAAGGTTCCGCGAGGTAAACGAGCGAGCCCGACAAGCAGAGGAATATGAAACGAAACTCCAGAAATGGGGTCGCGTTATCGAACAATTTGAGCAACAGGGATACACCGACGCATCGCAGGTAGATGCTGCACTTGAACAACAACGACAAGCAGCAGAAGACCAAGCGGTTCGTCAGCGATATCAACAGCTCGTAGATTCGCAACTGTTGGATCCAGCCGTCGCAGAAGCCCAGTATGAAGCTGAATCAGCTCGCATGGGTTATGAACGGCAGATGCAACAAGTCCAGGAATATATGATGTACCAGCAGCGTGAAGCTGCTTTTCAAGCATATCCACTGGCAGCTCGTGCAGAAGTGTTGGTTGACAACTTGATTCAAGCTGGTGTTGATCCAGTTTATGCAGCTCAAGCGGTCCACGAACAAGTACGCACATTGACACAGGCAATGGTTCCTGAGATCACAAGTCGCATCAAAAAACAGCAACGTGCACCACAACCGATAAGCCAAGGGCAAGCTGCCCGAATGGGCCCAACTGGTGGTGGTGGACAGAATAGACCATCTGGTTTTGCTGCACTACTTGGTATCCAACGGGGCCGTGGAACTCTATAAGGAATAGAAACAAATGGCAATCGCATCCGGTGCAGTCCTGCTTGATACACAGGCGCTTACTCTTGCCGATCAGGCAATCATCTCCAATGACCCTCTCGTAAAAGAAATTACGAAAGCTCTTCACAAAACCTGGAATGCCCTTAAGGACATCCCTCTGACATCTTCGCCATCGTTGCGTCAGGTTGGCGTACGGTTTACGAACCAACAGGGCTCGCTACCTACGATTAACTGGGCAACGGTTAACGAAGAGCCGACAGTCAGCAAGGGTAAACCAAAGCAGTACGAAGAATCTATGTACCTGATCCGTAACAAGATCCAGGTGGACCATGTACTTTTGGATCAACCAAACAACATTGTTGACCCTATTGAAGCACAGGTTCAGATCTTCATGGAGTCGTTTGCTTATGATTTCAATACGAAATTCATAAACAATGACCCCACCGCCGCAAGCGGTGATGTCGATTGTTTCCCTGGACTTCGTTATCGTCTAGCTAACCCAGACCAGTTTGACATTCCTTCTGAAATGTCTGTCAACGCGGCTGGTACTGACCTTACGACTGCAACTTCTGCATCTGCATTGGCTAACAACATGATGTTGTACATTCAGCAGTTGCTCGACAACATGAACTCCCCTGATGGGGATGGCGTAGTCCTTTACGTATCTGAGCGTCTCAAGCGTCGTATTGAGTGGGCTATCCGTAACATGGGAATCGGGGCAGGATTCGATATTACGAAGGACTCCTTCGACCGCCCGGTTGAGAAGTACAAGGCTGCAATCGTTCGCTCTGTAGGCCGTCGTGCAGATGGTGTGACTCACGTCCTTAAGGATGAAACAGCAGCTGGTGTTGAAGCAACAACGGCTACTGGTCTTGAATCAATCTATGCTGTTCGCTATGGCTCCGGTTACGCAACAGGATGGCAGTCCGGTCCATTCAAGCCAACCTACCTTGGCCTTTCTAAAGAAAACGGCGTTCTTCACAACATCGTTTTTGACTGGGGTGTTGGTCTTTGGATGCCTCACGTGCGTGCTGTAGGACGTGTCTACAACATCAAGGTTTCGTAAGGAGTAACTAATGGCAAGAGATTTTCTTCTCAACTTTGGTTCACTTACGCTATCTGGCGCAAGTACATTGGCAGCTCCTACGATTACTGCAACTACTGGTTATTCAACTGGTACTACAAACTTATTGCTTAACGCAGGTTCAGCAGTTGTAGACCTTGGAGTAATTGGTGGCCATAACAATCGTTCTGAGTTGTTCGTGAAGATCAACGTTAACGCAACGGCTGTAACTGGCGGTGGAACTGGTGACTACTGGACCATTGTTCCGCTTGTAGAGGCAAGTAAAGACGGCACAAACTTTAGTGTTGTGTCAACTTTGCCTGTTGACGTAAGTGCATTGAAAGTTGCGTATGCTACTGCTACCACTATTAGTGGAGATAGTTCTAGTCAAGTGTTTGTACCTTTGTACGCACCTGCTGGAACAATCGCACAAAACGCTAGTGGTGCGGCTGAAGATAACTACCGATATTTCAGAGTGCGAATTATGACTCGCGTTCTTGGAACCGGTGCTAACAATGCTCCAGCTGGTTCGTCTTGGACAATTACAGCCACAGTAAGTGGCGCGATTGTTAACTCTAAAGACGGCGCTATCTAATATAAAGGGGAGGGGAAACCCTCCTCTTTTTCTGAAAGGAAAACTATGGCAAAAGATGCTTTGCTTGGTGGGTCGGTAACAATCAACGCTGGTTCTACGTGGACCAGTGGTACAAGTTACTACAGCCCTACAGTATCCATTGAACCTTTTGGTTCTAATGGAACTCACTCTACTATCTGGGCGCGTTTTATTCTTAGTCAGCCGACATTTGCTGCAATTCCAGTTGCCTCTGGTACGTACGGATTTCACTTCCATGTTGCTGCATCTAAGGATGGCAATACGTTTACTCAGATTTCTCAGCTCCCAACTGATACCGATGCACTTAAAACACATATGGTTTACGTGCAAGGAACATTGGCTGCTTCAGCACAGAGTCTGACAATTCCACACAACGTAAACGCCACATCAAGCCCTACGTTTACTAACGGAAACTCGGCTATCCCTGCTGCTCCATACGCAGTAGTGGGTGATGTGTTTACGTTTGCGGCAACCGCTACTCCATTTGCAACGGGTACTCCGTATTACGTAGTTAGTTCGACTCCTGTTGCAGCAGCTGCGACTCCACAGTCGAACATTACGCTTTCTGCTACACCTGGTGGTGCACCTATTACCTTTACTGGTACTACAGGTGCATTCTCCATCAGTAAAGTAACGCCAGTTCCAATTGCTGTTGGTGATACGTATCAAATAAAGGGTACGTTTACTGCTGGCCTGGATGGCGTTGGTGGATCAGCATTTACTATCGCAGATGGACAGAACATTGTTGTGTCTCGTGTAGCGAACACTGGTGTTGCAACATCCGTATTCTTCCGTGTAGCTGGTGATACAAACAACAGTGGAACTCTGCGAGAGTATGTACAAGGTGCAGCTTCATCAACATCCGTGTCGATCAACATGCCTAACTTTGGTGGAGAGATCTACTTGCCAATTTGTGCACCAGTTGGAACACCTACTAATATGTCTACTGTCCAGCAAGACAATTACAAATATGTTCGAGGTGTAGCAGTATTCACTTCCTCTGGAACAACAATTACTCCTACTACTACGGTGCGTATGGATCTTGTTACTTCTCGTGACGGAGCCTTTTCATAATGACTAGAGGTGAGATCAAACGGCGTATACGTCTGCTTGGACGGCACTATTTTGGTTCGGATTCGGACCAGGATCCGTTTGGTCTTGACCTCCTCATTATCGAAACTACTAATCAGATAGCCAGGTCAACTGACTGCTTTACAGGCAGAAGGTATCTTGATCTGGCTGCTGATACATCAGACTACTGCGCTCCCGATATTTATCGCGTACGTAATGTCCAGGTTAAAAACACCGGCGGTGACTGGCAACGTATGCGTATCCTAGACGCTTACAACCGCAAGGTTGATATGGTTCGCGGTGATGGATCATCTTTATTCCCAACGATTGCCGTGTTTACTGGCATGAATAAAGTGTCCGTGTATCCACCACCATCAGCAATTATTACTCAAGGTCTCATGATTGAAGGTTATGCCATTCCTGGTGATTACTGGGTGTACGACTCTAATGGTGTAGCTCAAACAATGACAGACGCTAGTGAATGTCCACTACCTGCGGTGGCGCATGACTGTCTCGTTTACGGTGTTCTTGCACAACGAGCAATGCAATCTAAAGACCCTGAAGGTTTTCAAATTTTTAATTCTCAATACACTGATCGACTTGGAATGGTTGAATCGTTTGCAGCAACTTATGCAAGGAGACCCGTCTAATGGCCCTCACAATGGCTCAATTGACCACAGAGACATACAAGCTGCTTAACGAGGCAACAAACTCCACGTTGGGCATTGTGAGCGCCGGTGACGGCACTGTTTCTGCTGGTAATGAATCAGACACTACGATCAGGGGCTTCATTGGCGAGGCCGTATCCGAAATCTGTCGCACATGTGTTGCGTTTCAGGTGTCTGGGTCTTTGTCTTTTTCCCAAAACACTAGAAACGTTTTACTGTCGAGTATGACAATTGCAAATAATACACCGGCAAACTCTTCGATGTGGTTTGTAACCGATGCGTATGTTGGATCGACCAGGCTAGTACACGCCTCTGAGTCCAGC